ATTTTATAAAAGCAAATCCATCATTAGGGACTATAATACAGCCTGAGATTTTAGAGCAAGATTTACAGGACGCTTTAATAACGCCATCACATCAGGCAGATTTTAAGGCTAAGACTTGTGGAATTTGGCAAAATGACGTGTCGAATTGGATACCATTACAAAAATGGGATACTACAATAAGAAATAAAGAAGTAAATATTTCTGTATTTAAAGGTGAATGTTGCTATGCTGGATTGGATTTATCATCAATAAATGATTTCACTGCTTTCACAAAATGCTTTCAAAAAGATAATTTATATTATTTATTTCATAAGTTTTATGTCCCAATAGAACAAGTACAAGAGAAATACAGGGTAGAGAATATCAATATAAAAGATTGGATAGACAAGGGATATGTAACGGCTATTCCCGGTGCTACAATAGATTATGATTTTATTATTGAAGATATTAGAAAAGACAATGAGAACTTTAATATTATAGAACTTGCTTATGATAAGTGGCAATCAAATAAACTTATAGATAATTTAGAAGAATTAATACCAAAAACGCTGTTAGTGCAATATGACCAATCATTAAAACAAATGAGTAATCCGACAAAAAATTTTGAACGCCTAATAATGGAAGATAAGATAATCGACAATAACCCAGTAATGAAGTGGATGGTGTCAAATTGTGTAATTAAACCAGATGTCAATAATAACTACAAGCCATTGAAAGAATATAAATCATCTACAAAAAGAATTGACGGGATTATCACGTCTATCATGTCTATTGACCGTAGTATAAATAGTGAAATGAATAACAATCCAAATGGGAACTTTGACGATATTCTCAAACTATTTTAATAATAAAACTAAATAATATGGGATTTTTTACTAAATTCAAAAGGAAGGGCATACAAACAAATAATGTTTTAGGGTCTACTTTTGTAAGTAATTCTAACGCCGTAATTGGCAGGGACGCTACATCATGGGCGGCTATAGATTTAATTGCTTCTTCATTGGCAAATTTAATAGGTGCTTTTTATTATTCGCAAACAAAACAAGCAGTAAAAGAGCATTATTTATATCACTTAATAAATAATCCAAATCAAGATGAGACAAAATTTCAGTTTATTTATAATTCGATAAAAGATTATTTTGGAAGCGGAAATATTTACTGGTATAAATATGATAATGATGAAGGTGAGATAGTGGCTCTTTTTCGCCTTAATCCTAATAAAGTAAAAGTAAAAAGAGACTCATTTAATCAGAAAGTTTTCGCGTTCGACGGTAAAGAATTTCGTAGCGATAAAATACTTCATATTCCATCGAGATATGGTTATGACGGCTTAATTGGAAAGTCTATATTTTCAGAATGTGGTCAAATATTTTCAAATACAACAGAATTAGATACTTACGTCAATAATTCATTCAATAATTCTATTGGCAATAGGTTGGTTATTGATATAACGAAAGAATATCCCAATGCTACGGAAGAACAAATACAACAGTTAAAAAATAAGTTCCAACAAAATTATACTGGAATTAAAAATGCTGGCAAGCCATTAGTAAAGTCTGGCAAGATAGATTATAGCAAAATTGAGACTGATTTTAAAGATAATAGGTCTAATCAGTTAATCGAAAATCGACAATTTCAAGAAAAAGAAATATCTAAATTATTTGGCGTTCCTTTAGCTCTTTTAACTGGTGGCGAGAAAGAAAAGGACATAGAAAGTCTTTATATTTTATTTATTGAGAACGCAATTAAGCCTATTGCTACTCAAATAGAGCAATCAATAAATAAAATGATACCTATTGAAGATAGAAGCAAGATATTTTTTGAATACAGTTATAATTCATTACTGAAAACATCGCTACAAACCCGTGTAGATACTTACGCAAAACAATTAATAAATGGAATATTGACGCCTAATGAAATTAGACGGAAAGAAAATTTACCAGAAATTGAAGCAGGTGATAATTTATTTATTCAGGCAAATTTAATGCCGCTCCGTGAAGATATAATTGAGGCATATATGGCGGGGGCAAAACTCAAATTAGAGCAATTAAATGAAACTAATCCAAATACTCAAGGCGAACATTCTAATTTAGGTGATGATAAGGGACTTTAAATAACTAATTAAAATGAAAGAATGGAGTTGGACGGAATTTATTACAGGATTTATAAATAAAAAGTTTTTAGTATTCATTATTATTACAATATTTTTTCAGCAGATGGTTTTTGACGGTTTTTCAGATGATTTAAAAACTTTAATAATTGTAGCATGGGGAATAATAGCAATAATATTTATGCTATCTTCTTCAATAGAAAAGTTTGTAGAAAATGGAAAATTAGATATAAGCGCCAAACTTGGAGCTAGTATAGAAAAAGGAATTAAATAAATGGAATTGATTTATATAATAAGTAGTATATTTGAATTGTCAATTATTGTATTTATGATATTTTATTCAAAGATAAGTAAAGAAGATATAAATACAATTAAAAGTTTTTCTACTGATATAAGAAATAACTATTTGCAAACGTTAAAAAATACAGTTTATAGTGATAATGCACCGTTACTAGAAAGATTGATTGCATTTAAGGAATATATTAAATCAGGTGGTAATGGAAATTGTAAACATTTTGCAATTAAGAAGCTAATCCTATCAAATAAAGACCTTTGGCAAAGTGTTGTTTCTAATGACAAACTTGAAACAATACAAACTAACAAAGATTATTATATATATGCATTAGAGGAAATAAATAAAACTTTATTATAGAGGATTAACTAATTATTATGAAAAAAGAGAAAAGAAAGATTTCATTTAAAGATATAGAAATAAGGTCATCTGAGAATGAAGGAAAGAAGTATATAGAGGGTTTAATTCCATATAATTCTAAGTCAGTACCTATATGGGGAACTACTGAAATAATAGGAAAAACCGCTTTTAATAAAACTTTATCAGATAAAAATGAAGTAAGGGCTTTGTGGAATCATAACGATAATTATGTTTTAGGAAATACAAAAGCAGATACATTAACATTAGAAAATTCGGACTCTGGCTTAATTTGTCGATGTGAATTACCAAAAACATCTTATGCTAACGACTTATACGAGATAATAGACCGCGGCGATGTTAAAACAATGTCTTTTGGTTTTACTCCTATTAAATGGGAAGAAAATGAAAAAGGAAAATTACGAACATTAAAAGAAGTACAATTACATGAAGTCTCTTTTGGCGTTACATTTCCGGCATATCAGGAAACTACATCACTTACATATATGAGGGGACTTAATAAAATAAATATTGACGTTGAGAAATTAAATGAAACTTTGGAAAAAGAAGAATTACAAGATGAAGACAAAATTGTAATTAAAAATACAGTTGATATATTGAATAATTTAATAAAAATAGAAGAACCAAAAGAAGAAGTTAAAGAAGAAGTTAAAGAAACTGTAGAGATTAAAGAAGAAATTAAAGAAGATACTACCGCATTACAGTTAGAAATTGAATGTGAACTTAATACATAATGAAAAAATATGGATATATTTATTGTACTACTGATTTAAAAAACGGAATTAAATATATTGGTCAAAAAAAGTCAGATATATTTATTCCAACATATTTTGGAAGTGGTAGAATAATAAAATGTAAATTAAAGAGTAGACCAGAAACTTTTAGAGTAGATTTAATAGAATGGTGTTATAGTCAAGATGAATTAAATATTTGCGAAAAAGATTGGACGGACGCAGTTGGCTTATATCCACTTTCATATAATTTAAAGTCTGGTGGTGAAATGCCAGGTATTTCTGATTATACTAGAATAAAAATGAGTGAAAATAAAAAAGGTAAACCTTCAAATAGAAAAGGAAAAAAGATTAGTATTGAATTGAGTAATAAATTGAGTGTTCTTAGAAAAGGTAAACCTGGCAATAATAAAGGCAAACATTGGAAAATAAAAGATACCTCAAAAATGAGTGAAGCATTAAGATTAAGATGGCAAAAAAAGAAAGCCGCTTAAAATAACTAACTAAATAATAAAGCCGTTTTGATTGAGCAGATTAAAAATCACTCATATTTTGAAACACTTTTAAAATACAAAGTAAAGGAAAAAATTATGAACGAAGAACTTTTAAAAATCAATATCGAACTTAGGTCATTAAGCGACAAAGTACGAGACGGTTCTATGAAATCTGAGGAAGCCCAGAAAAGATTAGAAGAATTAAAAATACAGAAAAGAGAAATTGAACAGAAAATTGCTCAAGCCAATGTTCCTACTGATCAGCGGTCTACAGTAATTACGGACGTTGTTAAGGCGATGATGGAAAAACGAGCCATTACTCTTAATGGCACTGGTGCAATAAATCAGGTTAAAGAACTAGCTCAAGAACTTTCACGAAAGAAAGAAGTTTTAGGGTTGGTTAGATATTTTTATGGCCCCAATGCGGCAACAAATATTCCTGTTCTTAGCCCCGGTTTGGCGACTCCCGCTACAGCCGCTGAGGGTGCGACAAGCGTACCTTTTGATAATCAAGCGGCTTTGGGAAATAAATCTATTACCCCGCACGCTTTTGTTTCTATTCTTCCTGTAAGTGCTGAGGCATTGGCATTAGGAAGCGTGAATCTTGAGTCTGAATTACCTGCAATTTTTGCTGATGTGTTTGCTGATGGTTTTGCTAAAGGTGTTATTCAGGGTGATGGTACTGGTATG